GCCGCATAGTTGTCAACAAATACTTTAACAGTACCGTTTAATGTACCTACAAACTTACTGTTTGTTGGAGCATCAAAAGGACCTTCTGTACTTCTAACAAATGTTGAAGTTGTTGCAGATTGTAATATTGTTAAAGCCTGTGGACTTACAACAACATAGTTACCTGCGCCTCTTCTTGTTCTAGCGGCGATCAAGTTAGCAACTCTGTTGATAAGAATTGCCAAGATTGCGTGTCTTTCACCGATATATGTTTGAGTACCTGTGATTCCTGAGTTGAAGTCTAAAGTGTCAACTGTAGGAGCAAGTGCTCTTAATTTTGCTAACATCTCTTGGTCGATTTCAACTGCAATTTCTTGTGCTAATGCCTGCATAATTTCTGCTTCAACATCTACACCGTGCATTGCGTTGGCGTCTTGAGCACTTTCAAAAGTCCATCTTGCTGATAGACGTCTTGTTTTTGCTTCGACTGTTTGCTTGAGGATTTGAATAGACATTTTGCTACCCGCTGTTCCTTCGCTTGCCGCAGTTGCATCAGGTGATCCTGAATATGCTGTTGCTAATGCGAAAGGACTTAATGCTTCTTGTCCTGCTGTTACAGAATCCTTAGACTCTGCGTATCTTACTCTTAATGTGTGGATTTGTCCTACTGGTCCACTCATTGGTTGCACACCAAGTAATTCGTTGGCGATCAAAGAAGGCATAACCCTTCTAATCAATGGTAGCATGACTTTGTTAAGTGATGCAACGTTTCCTGCCATTGTTGATCCCGCAGTCGCTGATTCTTGTAATTGAGTTTTTGCGTTTTCTAAAATTACGTCCATTGTAGACTTTTTAGAACCTTGTAAACCCTCAAGAAGAGCGTCCTTGGTTGCGGACCAATTTGATTCAAATAATGCTTCTGCCATTATAATCTCCTAATTATTTAAGTCCGGCTAGTTTTCTGATTTCGTCAAGTTCGACTACGTCAACTTCATTGGTGGAGCCGGTTTGTCCGTCCAACGATCTATTACCAGTGTGTTCTGATGTCACTGATTCATTAATAACTTCTTTTTTAGTTCTTACAGAACCATCCTCGTTCATAACACTTGGAAGGTACTTGTTAAATGATTCTTCAAGTTTCTCTGTTTTTACTGACTCAAGAAGTTCTGTCATTAATGCTTTTTTGCTACTACTTAAAGGCGCAATTAAATCATTAATAACATTGTTTCTGTTGTATCTATCTTCTGCTATACGCAATTTAGATTCAACTAATTTCTTTTGTTCCGATGTATTATCTGCTAATGCTTTTGCTTCTTCAATTTTAGATTTTAATCCAGAAATCTTAGACTTGAGTTTTCTAACTTCTGTATTTTCATTTAAATACGAAGTAGCATACTCTCCAGCCATTGCTTCAAATATTCTTCTGCCAAATTCATTTTCACGAGCCTTAGTAATATCTTCTTTAAATTGCGATACTTCGCTTTTTAAAGCAGATGAAATAGTTGATTCAACTTTTTCTGCGGCTCTTTTAATAAATTGTTTTTTAGCATCCGCAAGTTGCTCTCTTCCTTCGCGAACTAACTGAACTTTTTTCTCTGCTAGTTCTCGCTTATCTGAGTGGAACTCACGAATTTCATCAGCAACTGCTTCAAGTACAAAGTTTTCAAGTTTAGCAAAGTTATCACTTTGTGCATTTCTATCTTCTTTTAATTCCTTGATTTCGTTGGCTAATGTTTCTGAAACGAATTTATTTAACAGTTCAGTATGTGTACCAACTGCTTTTTTATAATTAACTCTTTCAGCAATAGTTGCCTTCTTATCTTCTGCAAGTTCTTTCAATTCTTCTTCTAAATTTTGAGTAATAAATTTGTCCATTGCTTCTACAACTTGACTTTTGTCATGTTCGAATCTCTGTGCAAATTCTTCTCTCAATTCAGCAGTAATTTCGTCTCTTGCTTCAGCAAGGCGTGTTTCCCATGCTTCTTGTATATTGATTCTTGTCTCTTCAGACAAATCACCATTTTCAAGAAGTTCTACGAATGTATCCGCCATGTGCTTTCTCCTATTTGAGTTCCAATTCACGTATGAAATTTTCAATCATACGCGATAGGTGTTTTTGTGCGTTTCTGTCACTTTGTTTTATTTCTCTAGCGGCTTCAAAAATCTGAGCGCCGCCTCTCATATTAAATAAACTTTCATAAATGGCTTTAGGGTAGGCATCTGGGGCACTTGGTTGTGCTACGATGTCAACAGTTACTATATCAAAATCGCTTACCCTACCGCTTTCATTTACGTTGCCACTGCCTCGACTACTAACGCCTAATTTGGCGCCACCTTTAAGTAATGCTTCGGCAATCTTACCCATTGGAGTATCCAATATTTTAAGTTTACCGAATCCATCTGCTCCGTCGACCCGCATGTCTGTTATCATGTGGCTAACTCTATCTAAATTTATTTGTAATTCTGTTGGATGATCTAATTCACCAAGAACAGTTTCACCAGATTTAATTCTACCACCAATTGATTCTACAGCCGTCTGTATTTCTTCTTTGGGATATACTCTTCCATTCTGATTTTTGACTTCGCCTTGTATAAACAGTCCGCTCATATGCATAATTTTACCATCATTAGATGATTCAACTACAATATTTGCTTTATCTGGACTATAATACTCGAATAACTGTCTTGACATTATGTCTCCTTAATTACTTAACTTTTCCTGCTATAGGACTCTCTGATTTCTCAGCATTTACTTTTGCTGGGGAAACAGATGCTGGTTTTTCGCCAATGTTATCGCTTACTGGATTGTCTTTGGCTGAATCACCTTTTTTACCTTCTGCACCGTCTTTACCAAAAAGTTCTTTTTCGTCTGTTCCGAAATTTTCTTTCTTTGGAAACTTAGGTGATGCATCGTGGTCTGCACTTGAGTCATTTTTAGCAGATTGATTTTTACTGAAGTTAGTTGCTTCTTCTAGTTCTTCTTCAACTTCTTCATCTAAGTCAATTTCTTCTTCAAAAGATTCTATTTCCATTTCGTCTGCTAATTCGTCTTCAGCATCTTCAATTTCTTCTTCGCCTTCGTCATCTGACATTAACTTTTCGAATTCTGCTTTTAGTTCATCTAGTTGTGCTTCTAAATCGTCAACTCTGTCTTCGACTTCTTCTTCTTCAGACTCTTCTTCACCGTCAATTACTGGTTCCATTTCGTCTTCGTCTTCGTCTTCTTCTTCGTTAACACCTGATTCATCTGCATGAACGTCTGCTTCTACTTCGTCGTAGAAGTCTTCACTTGGTGAACCTGCAACTGTTTCTTCAACAGCCTCTTCTTCAGACTCTTCAGCCTCTTCAACTGCTTCGTCTTCAGATTCAGATTCTTCTTCAACAACTTCGTTGTCGATTGCTTCTTCTAGAGCATCTTTATCTAAGAGATCTTCATAAATCTCTCTGGACTTCTCTACCATAAAACTGTGTAACAGGTCTTTGGCCTGAGCGTCGTCCTCTGCTAAAAGATGTTCCAGTACTTGTTCTAAAACACTTTTATTATCTGACATCGTAATTTCTCCTTTAAACTCAGGCTATACCTGATATATCGTAATTGTATTTAATAGTAATGTAGTATTTTATGTAAAAAACGGTGTTTTTTTGAGGTATTTTAGTTATAACAAGTTATAAAGACCTGTTATTTACTACCTCTATGATGTGATCTGCATACTTTCTATGTGCGTATGGTGAGTTATGATTGCTTACTGGGTAATGTGTAGTTTCGTTTCCTTGCTCGTCTAAGTGTTTAGGATTAAACTGAGCATAGTACCCAGCACCATTTTGTAACAAGTATTTATCAGGAACGAAGTCCCAATTAAAACTGCCTATTTGGTGATGGTCTTCTATCAAACCCGTTTTATCAAATTCGCTAAATTCGAAGGTATTTGGGGAGAATAAAAACGGCACATTATGATTTAATATACTGAGTAAACCACTTTGCAACACATAGTAATCATTGTGTGCTTTTATGTTTTCATCAAACACATAGTATGCATAGTCCTTTAGTGCATTTACTCTGTCTTCATCAATGTCTTGATAACGCCTTGCTTCTTGACTTATAACTGTGTAAATGCTGTCGCACCAAATTTGAGGATCATATGTTTTGCCATAGTTTATATGGTGCTCGTGATCAAAGTGATCCCAGTCAAAATCGCCAAAGCAAATTTGATCATATGCTTTGTTATGATCGTAAGTGTTATCTAAGTCTTTGAGTATTTCAAATCTGTTTACACCAGTTGCATTAATGATCATTAAATCTGGTTGTAAATGTTTTAGTGCATAGTCTATCTGTGTACGAATACCAAAGTTACTCATACCGCATCGTGCTAAGTTGATGTAATTGTAGCCTAGGTGTTTTGCTACTAGATAACCGAATTCAAAATTGGGATATAGTGGATCGCGGCAACTCCAACTGCAACCGCAAACAACAAGGGTCTTCATTAAATTATAGTAAGCCGCCTGCTCCGCCACCATCAACTGGTTTGGCATACATCACAGAAGCAAGTTTTTTGTGATTTTTTGCTTCTTCTTTTTTGAGTTCTCTGATCTTTCTCAATTTGCCAAGTTCTTCCAAACTAAGCATCTTTTTTCTAGTATCAGTTTTATGCCTTTGATTAATAGTGTCTTTGGCTGGTTCGTAAAATTCGTTTAGTTTCATATTATATTCCTGGGTTTCCGCTTTCGTCTCCAAGTTCTCCTAATGTGTCTAGTCCACCAGTGCCATCACCAGCATCAACTGGTCCCATGTCTATTGGTGCAGTAGTAACATCACTACCTGGTTGCGGTCTTACACCTACTTGACGTAAGTCTGCTGATGTTGTATCATCTACAGCATCAACATCAAATGCGTTTTCTTCTGCCCACAGTAATTCGTTTCTTCTGATTTCGTCTTCGCTTAATCCTAAGTACTTAGCAAGTTTGAACTGTGTAGACAAGTAAGGTATGCCTTCTAGTGTACCAAACAGTTGTGTTCTTGCTTGATCTAATTCTAGTTCTCTATAAGAACTGAAGTTTTGTGGTTCGCCAAATGTTATATCAAATAAACTGTTGTCTACTTCAACACCACTTGCTTTTAAATAAATTTTGAATTCTTCATTGAGACTTTTGATTATCTGTCTTTGCAGTCTTTCACAGTATTTGGCAAATCTATATTCCTGTATGTATGCAACACCCACCTTGCCATCATTGTAAGGTGCTGACCCATCGTCTGGTCCTGTTGGCAAGTAACTGCTAGGTATACGCAAACCTCTAATTAGTTTGTTGTTGAAAAACTTGAGGTCATCAATTTCACCTAAGTTGCTACCGCCCGGTAGTGTGTCAACTTTACTGCCTCTACCATCTGCCGTTTGTGCAAAGAAGTAATCTTCTAACATACTCATTGGATTGTAACTGCTGTCTGCTATATTTTGACCACTTTGTGACTTGTTAGGTATACGTTTTTGTTGTACTTCATACTTAACACGTTCTAAGTATTGTTGTGCTTTGTGAGGAGGCATGTTGCCCACGTCAATAAAGAACACACGTCTTTCTGGTGCTCTGTGTACACGATAGATAATGATTGCGTCTTCTAATAATTCTTTTTGTTTGTAAACTTTGAAAATAGGATCTAGTATGCTGTTACCAAAAGGCCATGTTGTTTCCATGCCTTCACTCATGCTGATGTGTAATACATGCTGAGCATCAACTGGTACTGCATTGTTACTGTCTGGTCCATAACCTGAACTACTGCTTTTAAAACCTGCACTTGATTGTGGGTTGGTGTAGTCACTCATGATTGCACCTGAACCATATGGTCTATCCTGATTAGGTGACACACTGGTTGCCGCTAAATCTTTTAAATGTAGATCTAGATTTTTAATAAAGTATTGTTCGATTTTTTTGCCATTGCTTTCATTTACTAGCACTTTTTCAACTTGATAAGGATCGACCCAATATAATTTTTTAGTTTCTGGGTCTCTAATAAAAAGTTGGT